CAGAGAACTATTAAAAGTGGTGTCCAGGTTAAAAACATATACCAATTTATTAATGTCAAACATAAGTGTCCCTAGGACTATAGATAAAGGTAATTCTATACAATGTACCTGTAATTTTGAGCAGGTGCAGATAGTGGAAAGTAACACTGTTAAACTCCCCGAGAATGTAATAGCAGCAGATGCAGCAGGTGCATCTAGTGCAGCAAAACAAGGGAAAAAAGCAGCAGGTAAAGCAACTGAAGCACAGAAGAAAAACATTAGTTATCTAGCTTCTTTCGCAGACGGAGCAGGATAAGATATGGCTACTTTAGTACTACCTGTAACTTACGATATAGCTGCCTATCAGTTTCAAATTGAGCTAGAGGGTACGTTATATTTTTTTTCATTCAGATATAATAGCCGAATGGATCGTTGGGTTATGAATATAGCTGATGAAAACGAGGAAATTCTGTTAGCAGGCCTTGTGCTTATCACTAACTATAATTTGTTACATGGGTTTAAAAATGACAAGCTCCCACCTGGTAAAATTTTTATGTACGATGAGACAGGGGAGCAAAAAACATCAGGCAGAGATGAAATAGGTAACACGATTAAATTGTTTTATGTGGAGAGTATCGAGTAATGGCTCTCACAGGAAAAGAACAATATCTAAGACAAGCACTAATCCAAGTATTCGCAGCTAACGGCGAGGGCTTGGATTTTACAGGATTACGTACAAAATTTACGATAGAAAAAACTAGCGAGTCTACCCCCAATAAATCCAAGATAGAAATATATAATCTTAAACAAGATTCTAGAACTTTCCTAGAATCTGAGGATATGAAAGATTTACTTGAGGTAGGCTATCCGAGTAATTTAGAAGTTGTTGCTTCTGGAAATATCACAAAAGCTTTTTCGAGGCAGGAGGTTCCTAATTGGATAAGTACCATTGAATCTCAAGATAGTCTGAAAGAGCTCACAGAAAATCATGTAGAGGAAAGTTGGGCACCCGGTACACCTTTCCAAACTATGTTTGCAAAAGGTTTGGAAAAATTGGGCCTATCTCAAGGGCCTCAATTGCAAGCAATAGCAGGAGCTGCCTCTGAGGGATTTTCCTTTTCCGGAACCGCAAAAGATTTACTAGATATGTTCTCTATGAAGTTCGGGCTAGAATGGAGTGCTCAAGAGGGAGCTGTGCAAGTTCTGCCTGCAGGCGCTGCTATTCCAGGAGTTGCTACAGTGGTGAGCTCTACGTCTGGTTTGATAAATAATGTAGTTAAAACTTCTAAAGGCATAGAATTTACAAATTTAATCAATGGAGGTATAAGCCCTGGCAAGATTATAAAAGTGGAGTCCATTGGGGTTTCAGGATTTTATAAGGTGAGAAAAACTACTCTAAGTGGTGATACTCACGGAGACAGTTGGTTTGTACAAGCTGAGGCAGAGGTAGTAGCATGAGCGGAGTAGGAAATACAAGTACAAATAGTGAGACTCCAAGCTATTATGCTGTGCTAGATGCAATAATTAAAAAAATTTTGTTGCAAGTAAATACGAGTATGCCGGGAGTCGTAGAGTCCATAAATGTAGGGAAAGGTACTGTGAATGTACAGCCCTCTATTAAAAGAAAATATGTAAAAGACGAGGAGGTAGTAGACCTGCCTATTCTACATAACGTCCCCCTAGCTTTTCCTCGGGCAGGTGAGGCAGCTTTAACCTTACCTGTAAAAAAGGGATGCGGTGTTACATTACTCTTCTCACAACGTTCTCTAGATCGTTGGAAGTCTCAAGGCGGTACAGTAGATGCAGGAGACCCTAGACACCACAATTTAGCTGATGCTATTGCTATCCCTGGACTATACTCATCCAATGAGGCTCTAGAGGGTTACGACCCCGACAATATTGTTTTGAGGCACGGTCTCGAAAGTAAAGTGACTGTTAAACCAGAAGAGGTTGAGGTTTCGGTCGGTTCTGGTAGAGTCGTAGTAACTAAAGCAGGAAAATTTTTTTTCGGTACTGAGGCAGTGGACCTTTTAGCCGAAGTAGATGAGTTTTTAACTGAGGTGTTAGCCTTGACGGTAGGTACAGCATTCGGGCCCTCAACTACTGCGATTAATAGCCCGAAGTTTATAGCAATACAAACTAAGATACAGCAACTTTTAGGATAGTTCAGAATGAGTTTAGACAGTTTAGATGATTGGAAAACAAGCTTTGCAGCAGGGGTTAAAGGGGTCAAGGATGATTCCTGGAAAGACAACCTCCCTGATTGGTATGAGTCTGTGTTAAATTCCCCTAAACTCTCTTTACCTGGACTAGAAATAGCTTCCCCTCCTTTACCATTCACTTTCGGAAAAGCAGCTTTTAAAGCAATTTTTGAGACTATGACAAAAACCTCAAACGGGCCTGTGGTAGTTGCAGATGCTTGGGAGGCAGGAATTTTAGCATCAGTAGTAGAGGTTAAAGCAGGGGACTCTATAGGAGCTCCCTCCCCTACTACACTTTGGTCAGACGTTACAACTTCTGTAATAGACCCTGCAAGTATTGCCTTAGGTAAAGCAAAAATTTTAGAACTAGCAAGTGCGCCTACTGTAAAAGATGCTACTAAGTCTCACGCACCTATTAGATTTTACGAGGCAACTTTACTTTTGACCGTAACCACCACAGGTTTAGATTCGACTCCGGGCCCGGCTGGGCCTTTACCACTAGTAGATGCTGGGAGGGCTGTAGGATGAATATAGAATTAGATGAAACTACAGGAGACTGGAAAATTGAGAACGGGAAAGTTCAATTTGTTTCTGGTCAAGATGAAATAAAACAAATTCTAAAAGTAAAATTCCAAACTTTCTTAGGCGAATGGTTCTTAGATACTCGCAAGGGGGTGGCTTGGTTTTCAAAAGTTTTTAAAAAGAACGCTAACCCTGCTGAGATTGAGGCTTTGATTATAGAAACAATTGTAACAAGCCCTGGCATAACAGGAATAATATCCCTAGAGCTAGAAGTAATAAGAGAGACACGACAGTTAAAGGTTACTTTTGAGGCTACAACTATAGACGGAAACATAAATTTTAGTGAGGTAGTGCCATGACTTATGGAGTTACAACCGAGGGGTTTAATGCAAAAAGAACCGCAGATATTTTAACAGAAATGCAGGATGATTTAAGGCCTACATTGGGTGACAGTGTAGATTTAGACGACGAGCAACCTATTGGGCAGATTCTCAGTAGTCTAGCTGATAGATTAGGTAGCGTGTGGGAGCTTGCAGAACAGGTATATAACTCACAGTATCCTTCATCAGAGGGAACTAGTTTAGACAATGTAGCATCTATTACAGGGTCAACTAGGGACGGAGCTAGCTCAAGTAGAGTTACTCTAACTTTATTCGGGGTTGTAGGAACTTTAATAGAGGCAGGAAAAATAATTTCTGTAGACGGTAACGATACTGCAAAGTTCGCTACAAGTGCTAACGCTACTATAGCAGCAGGAATAAACGAAACTCAAGTTATAGCCTTACCTACTTTGCCTGAGGCAGCTACATTTACTCTAGCTTTCCTCGGATCGATTACAGCAGCTCTTAATTACAACGACACAGCAGTAACAGTGGAGTTAGCTTTAGAGGCCCTACTAACAATAGGTGCAGGAAATGTTAGTGTCTCCGGAGACGTACAAAGTGGGAGCCTGGCCGTTACTTTCCTAAACGATTTAGGTTCTACTCCTCAATCTTTAATCACAGTAAATTCAAATACTTTAACAAGTGCAGAGCAAACCCAAGTTGTTACTGTCGCAGATGTGGCAGCAAACTTAGATAGAACATCTTTCACATTATACGACAAAGACGGTAGCGTAGTAGTTTGGTTCGATATAGATGATTCAGGCTCTGCTCCTCCCCCTTCTGCTTTAGCAGCAGACAGACATTTTGAGATAACAGGTGTTGCTACTGGCGACTCTGCTAACTCCATTGCCACCACGATAGCGACAGAGCTTAGCGTCGACCCTGAGTTTTCCGCTACCGAGGTAGGCAATGTTATTACTATCATAGATGCAGAGCAGGGAGACCGAGTAGACGGAGCAGACGTAGACACTGCATTTACACTCAGCACACCTAAGCAAGGATATAGTGCAGGAAATTTACCTATAAATATTTCCGTTTCTGTTACAGGTGTTTTACCTCAGATAGATGTGTTAGCTGCAGCTACAGCTACAGGTGCAGTAAAAGCACCTTCAGGCACCCTCACAGTAATAGAAACTCCTGTTACTGGTTGGGAGAGCTGTACAAATGCTTTAGATGAAATTACAGGAGCCGTTATAGAGTCGGACCCTGATTTTAGATTAAAGCGAGTAGAGGAAATTGCTACAGCAGGACGCTCTACAATAAATGCGATTATTGCAAGGTTGGGAAAAGTAGAAAATGTAAAAGAAGTTTTTGTTTTTGAAAATGATACAGACATTGTAGATGTAGATGGTAGGCCTCCTAACTCTTTAGATATAGTAGTGCAGGACGGAGACGACCAAGAAATAGCTGATGCTATCCTTGATTCTAAAGCAGGAGGTATTACACTCATAGGAGACGTTACAAAAATTTCCTATGACTCAAAAGGTTTTGCTAAGACGATGAAATACTCAAGGCCTACGGTTGTCCCTATTTACGTAGAGCTAGATTTAACTGTAGACTCTAACGAGTATCCTGCGGACGGAGAGGACCAAGTAAAAGCTGCTATAGTAGCATGGGGGGACGGTTTAGGGATAGGTAAAGATATTATAGTACATGGGTCTAATTCGTTAGAAGCATCTTTTGGAAGTGTACCAGGCATAACTGATATTGTTATTCGAGTAGGGAAAACAGCAGGGCCTACATTAGAGGATAACATAGTGATTGAGCCGAGAGAAATATCTGACTTTGATACTTCACTTATCACTATTGTAGAGGTATAAATATGACAGACATACCTAAAATTTTAGATCACATTATAGTAGCCTTAAAACGCTCTACCTCTCCTTTCAAAGGAAAGCCTTATCATGAGGCTTTTATCTCTGCTGTAGTAAAACAGATTCAGGAAATAGAGGACGCTATACATGCTATGATAGATGCTCGTGCCTTAGCTAACGCAGTGGGTCAGCAGCTAGATAACATTGGTACAATAGTCGATCAAGCACGAGAGGGGTTTGACGATGATTTTTATAGAATACTTTTGTATGTAAAAATTGGACAAAATAATTCCCAGGGTGGTTCTGAAAAATTAATTAGTATTTACCAACTTCTTACAGGAGCTACATTAGTTCACTATAAAGATTTAGGAGGAGGCTCCGTTTCTCTAGGTGCAGACGTACCTCTAGAGCCTGGCTTAATAAATTTTGTTTACGACAATATGGAAAAAGTCGCAGCAGGAGGAGTAAGGGTAGATAGTCTAACGTGTTTTGATGCTGTAAAACCTTTTAGATTTTCAGGCCCGAACACAGATGCTCCTAGCGCAGGCTTCTCAGACATTACAGGAAATACAGGAGGTAAACTAGCCACCTATCACAGGAGGAAAGTACCTTTTGCTTTTGCAGGAAACAATAACGACACAGGAGGCTTTGGGTCAGTGATTGACCCTAGAGTTGGCGGTGTTCTAGCTGGCATAGGAGGTTGACCGTGCCCTTACCTAAACCGAGTACAAAAACTAATTGGGCCGTAGGCAACGTGGACTTTGCTAACAGAGTTATAGAGCCTACTGCAAGTAAAAAGAAAACAGCATGGTTAGACGATGAGGAGCCACCTGCTCCTATTTTTAACTGGCTGTTTTGGATCATTCACGAGTGGCAGCAATATTTTGAGTCTGTAACAGATGAGACAGACACACGATACGATATAATTGTGGGTTCTGGTCCTGCAGCTACTCACGCTACGCTAGCCCTAGCTTTAGCAGACGGAGCTTATAGTACCGACGTAACAGTACGTATTGACGATAGTGCATCTATTGACACTACGATATCTTTAACAAAAGCACGTTGGAAAATAGAGTTTAAGCCAGGAGTCGTTTATACTAAGGGCGCTGCTACAAAATGTTTTAGCTTCGAAGCCGAAGGAATAGTTCTAGAGTTTGGTAGACTCGTGGGCTGGACTGTGGGAGGTGACATAGCTATCACTCAGCTTGTGGGTGCAGAGTATTGTTACATTAGGGGTACAAGGTTTGGACCAAGTACTATAGAGGAAGTTAACCAAGATGCTGTGCCTGCAGGTAAAAAAGGTCCAGTGTCAGATACGATCACGGAGGTTTAATATGTTAAAATTTTTACAAAAACACAAAATCCTTACATTACTTTTAGGCGTGGTAGCAGGCGTGGCGTTCGCCGCAGGCTATGAGAGAATTTCTAAAGACACTTTGATTTTAGGGACAGGAACTACTACAAGTAAAGTTTTTGAGGCAGACCTTGGTCTAGGTTCGGCTAACCCTAAGATAAGATTTAACACTACAGCACCTGAAATTGAGTTTGCAAAAGACGGAGTGAACTACGAGTCTATGGGTTCAGGGGGAGGCGGTGGCTCTCTAGTTTGGAGAGAAGCACCCGGAGTAGCTCCTTTACGTGCAGATGAATTAGGACAAACAGTTTTTCTATATGACTCCTCGAGCGGAAGTAGACTAGAAACTGATGTGAAACTTTCCCCCTCCCATTTATCGGGAGTAGAAAAAACATTGAGGGTTATGTATTTCACACCCTCGGTAATTAATACCTCGTTATTTAAAGCCTCAACCTATTTGATTCGCAAGGCCACAGACGGGGTAGATACTACCTCAAATTTCCATGTCAGCACAAATGTAGCACTAACTAACCCTGCTACAGCTAACGCTCCTCAGGAGGCTATTATAGACCTCACGGATGGTTCGGGAGAAATTAATAGTGTGGCACTATCAGCAGGTGACATTCTTAGAGTAGTTTTAACCAGGGGTACCGATACAGATACCGCAGATTTACGCTTTATTCCAAACGCTTCAGAGGTAGAATAAATGAAAATTTTGAATTCAATATTATTGATAGCCCTATTTTTTAATTCCTTCATAGCACTAGCTGCATATGAGAATAAAGACATAGCTAACCAATCAAACCCTGATGTAAATATAGTTGTGAATAACGGCTGTGAGAATGGTAAGCAAGGTTGGATTGAGGCAGGAGCAGGTACTTTATCCACTACGTCTACGGCCTCAGAAGTATATGACGGAAAAACATCTTGTGTTTGGAATCCCTCCGCAGCAGCTGCCACGGTTAAGAGTGCGGAGAAATTAATTCCTAACCGACTAGCAGGAGTCCATGGAGTACCCTCCCTTTGGTATTTCGGTGCAGGTGGTGCAGACATTACGGTAAGGTTAAGAGATGCAGACGGTGATATAGTCCCAAGCTTTGAACCCGTGGTAATCACAGATGCAGTAACAAACTGGACAGAGATAGAACTCAGTGGAGTCTATCCTGCGCTAGCTGCTACAACAAACGATAGAACGTTGTATATAGAAATGGAATCCTCCGGAGATGCTAACCCAATCCGTTATGATTTAGTTTGGATTGGTACAAAATCTATAGGACAAGCTCCACACAAAGAGAAATTAGGTGACATAGGTATGTCTATTGCTTTCGGTACCTCTGCCTGGACAGTTACATCTGAGGCAGTTAGGGACGGAGAACATTTAGAAGTTTATTGGGATGCTGAGCTAACAAATGTTACAGGAATAGCAGGTAATCTTTTAGTACAACTACCTGCTAGTTTACATCCTGATTTAACAAACATGCCTGGCCTAGGGAGTGCAGGCAGTAGTACAGCTGGTTGGTGTCGTTTCCAAGATACAGGGTCAACTAACAGACATAAATGTTCGCCTCAACCATACGGTGCTCCTCTAAACGGAGAGGTAAACGCTTTTTGGTTAATGCAAACATCTACAGGAGACCAAGAGGATTTTTCTACCCCTACAGCTCCTTTTATTTTTGCAAACGGTGATAAGATAAGTGGTTTCTTGAGAGTTAGAATTATTGAATGGTTAGGTCAAGGTACTGTACACCTGTTTAATAACTCTATGGCTAAAGCGAATTATGAGTTAGAGATAGAAAATAACTCAGGTGGTTTTATACCTACTAGTTATACTGAATGGGATGGGGAGCTAGTAACAGGTACGAATGTACCTGATTACAATGTAGCTACTGACATATGGACCCCTAGTTTTACAGGTCGAGTTAGTGTGATGGTTAGTGTTGGTACCGGGTCAGGTACAGGCGCTCTTAGGTTTGCTATAAACAGAGATAGCGGTGTACTAACTACATCAGCAGCTATTACAGAGCACACAGGTGATACGAGAACAGTAGCTAAAACATTTGAGTTTGATGTTACTGAGGGAGAAGAGATAAGATTCTGGAATATGAATGGAGTAGCTTCCCAGAATTACCTAACGACAGGTGACTGGAATAAAATTCTTATCACTAGAAAACAAGAGTTTAATGTAACTAGCTCTCTAGGGTTTAAGCCTTTAGCTGATGCTACTAATGCAGGACTAGTAGGCACTTTTAATGCTGCTACTAAGGACTTGGGTTCAGGTAATACCTCGCTAGGATTTACGGGAATTTCTAACGTAGATTCAGGCGTTAGTTTTACGTGTCACTATTTAAGAGTAGGTAATTTTATTCTTGTAGGGTTTGAGGGGTCTATAAATACTACAGCAGCAGCTACACTAACAGAGTTTAATTTAGATGTACCTATAGCATCAAATTTTACCACTGTGGACGACGCTAACGGCTCTGCCTCTCTTTATAATATTGCTACTGATAATGATTCAGCTCACATAGAGGCCGATGCGGCTAATGATAAAGTAAAGATAAAATATATAAGTAATAATACAGGTACTGTTGTGATTAGTGGTACTTTTACTTATATAGTTAAATAATAAATATTTACCATAAGGAAAATACATTATGCCAAGGCCAGACAGAATACCAAAGAATACTAGGAATGATATTATAAACGGTCACAGAGGAAACGCTAGTTCCGATCAAAGAATTAAAGATCGTATTGTAGAGCTTGAGGAATACGAGGCAGGTATCACTACAGAGGATGCGCTTATAGCTGCTATAGAAAACGATATAGTTAACTATACAAATACTAAGCGTGAGGAAATGAGGGATTTAATAGAGAGTAGGAACCATAAGAAAAATGGTAAGTCTTATGTTGAGGATAAGATTTTAGATGTTCACTACGAGTAACTCTGTCATCTTAAAAATGATATAATAAAAAGGCCTAGCTCTACCGTGGAGCTAGGCCTTAATACTTTGGGAGAAACAACTTATGCGAATGACATTTTTAAAAGCCTACATTATTATTGTAGTAGCTTTAATACTCCTACTAGCCTTACCTAATCTACTCAGAAGTTCGGACGAAAAACAAGTGGGTCCCACGTTTTTAGAATTTTTAAAAGAACAGGCGGAGTGATTTATGACAATAACAAATGTACTTACTCTAATCGGTTTGCTCATAGGTGCAGTAGGAATAATGTGGAGGGTCCAGGCATCAGGTAGCTCTACCCGAGAGCTCCTAAGAAAAGAGCTAAAAGATAACACAGACCTATTTTTTACAAAGTTAGATAAATTGGATGATAAGCTTGATAAAAATGTATCAACCATAGATAAAATCTCTGTAGAATCTAAATATGTTAGGCGAGATCACGATAACCTTGTACGTCTGGAAAAAGATGTGGAGAAGAATACTAAAGACATTCGGAATCAACATGGTAAAATAAGAGAAGTATACCTCGATATGAATAAACACGTAGCTAAGAAAGGCTAACACTATGCAAAAAAAGAATCCTTGGTTATCTAAAACAATGTGGCTTGGTTTAATTACCTCTGTGGCCTCCGTAGTTTCTATTTTTCATCCTCCGATCAAAGAGGTAATAGCAGAAAATCAGGGAATGATTGGTGCAGGCGTGGGTTTACTTGTGATGATTTTACGAGTAGTAACCACTGGCCCTTTGTCTATCGGAAAGAAATAAACGTGGGGATCACGCAGCTAGGTATAGCTGCGGTGCTTTTTATAAAAGAAATTCCTAAGCTTTTGAAACTCGCTATAGCGGTAACTTCTTTGGCTAGGGAATTCCTTGCTTACTTAAACAAGCATCCTGTGGAAAATAAAGAGTGTTCAATTCAAATTAAAGAGGTAACAAATGCATTCATCAAAGCAAAGAAAACTAAGGACACTAGCGATATTGAGCGGACTATTCGTGCTCTCGGTTCCAAGTTGTCAAAGCACTGAAAAAGAGCCGCTCAATGTATCGGTATATGTAGGAGATCCTGCAAAGGCAGGAGTATCAAGGGGTCAGGCAGATGAATTTATCTCGAGTAAGGATAAAAAGTTTGGGGAAATGTTTTGTTTATTTGAGAGGGATATGCGGAAACTATTGGAGAGAGCTCTTACAGAAGAGGAAAACAAAAGTACCTTCCCTTATTTCCGAGGAAAATAAAATTATGTATCCTTTCCAAAAAGAAATAAACGAAGTAGCAAAAAAATTTAAACTGGACCCTCATCTAGTCGCAGCTATTGTTTATGCTGAATCTAATTTTTCCACGTACGCTATTCGCTTCGAATCTCATTACAGGTGGTTATTTAAAGTAAAAAGAATAGCAAAGCTTAAGAATATCTCTTACGCCTCTGAGGAGGCTCTACAGCGTTTTTCTTACGGGCTTATGCAAGTTATGGGAGCAGTTGCTACAGAACGTGGGTACCAGGGGTTTTTACCTGAGCTTTGTACAAAGCCAGGGCTTGGGTTATACTATGGATGTGAGTATTTCTCCCACATACTGAAAAGATATGGTTACGATGTAGGCATGACTTTAGCCGCTTATAATGCAGGTTCTCCTATCATTGATAAGAACACAGGCAAGTATGTCAATCAGAGATACGTCGATAAAATATTACTTAAGTATGAGGAATATGTAAGCGATGGTAACAGCACTACAGAGAATATCAGGACGTAAAATAAAGGGCAGCATCCCTGCCCTGTCCACTGGCTACTTTGATATTACACCTTTCACGGATTTTGTATCAACAGAGTATCAAATACTTTTATTCAATACATCCGAATCCGCCTCGACTTCCCTAAACATCAAAGGTAACAAAACTGACACTGAGGTAAGGTTTCAGAAGTATGTCACTTTTGCGTATAACTTGACTTCCGTTGTAAAGCTCATCAAAGACGGCTCCGACACTAAATTACAGATTGATAACACGAACACTTTCGGCATAGGTGTGTCGATTGTTAAAACATCTAACTAATGAAGGAGTATTGATTAATGCAAGATGGATTTTCTAGTGAACTTTATATTGAAGTCACGGGACAAGATGCGCAACCAGGCGGGGGAGTTCGTTTAGGTTTGCAAGGGACAGCAGCACCGGGTGGTGATGCTTCGATTCAAGATGCTGCAGGTATCGGGTCGATGTATCATAACACCACATCAGGTGCTATTTTTAAAAAAATTGCTAACGTAGGCTCTACAGCTGACTGGACAGAATTAGGTAACGTCAATTTATCTAATCTGAAATGGAGAAATGAAAAAATCGGTGCCCTCACCGATGATTCGGTAGCTCCTGGCTCTGCTATTGACATGACTGCATGGACCGATAACGAAAAAGGTTTCGGTGGTGATGATATGTCAATAGGGGACCACGTTTTAGTTGACGGGGACGGTACTCCTGTATTGTTAGAAATGACTGCAAAAGTCTCTGATACTAGTGTTACACTAGCAGCAGCGGCTCAACCAATCGTAGACAACAACACATTTGTAGTACAGAGTTACCTACCTGATGTAGGTGCAGCGCAGGAAGCACAGGCACTAGTTACCATCCCGGTAGCAGGTGCAGCAGTAATTAAAATCTCAGATTTTAACTGGGCTCTTGCAACTGGAATTTCCATGAATGGCTTGGCAGCTACCACAGGTGCTTTAACAGGTACAGAAACTGTTCAGGTAGCAATTGAGAAAATCGAAAAGGGTTTGATCGATGCTTTAGCTGTAATTGGAGTAGCACGAAACGCTACATCTTTAGGAGCTTTTACAACTCCTGCAACTTTGTTTTTATCGTCTGCTCTTTCGGTAAAAGCAGCATTACAAGCCTTGGGTGTGTTACACGCTCAAGACCGTGGGGTTCAGGTCGTCGGTGTTACTACTGTTCAGACTATCGACTCCATTCCTGTAGCTGATGCAAGGTCAGTTTTCTGGCAGGTAAACTTTTTCGAAACGGGTACGCCTGCGAATGCAGGAGCTTTCTTTATTCACGCTATGAATAACGGAGCTGCTGTCGTTTCTTATTCTAGTCCTATGGCTAAGATAAAAACAGGCTCAAACTTAAATCGTACTGTAGTGGTAGATATCGATAGTGGAAATATGCGTTTGCGTATGACTGCTGCCGCTTCTGCTACTATTACAGCACGCAGAAGAGAGGTTAGAAAGAATGTCTTATAAGATTAAATTCTTATTTCTGATGTTCCTAGCAGGAGTCCCTTCGGGGGCTTCTGCCTTTAATATCTTACAGTCGTTTGGTATTGAAAACGGGACTATGATATCAGATGAAAACGGCAATTTAATATGGTATGGGGGAGGAGTAGCGGACCCTACAATTTTCCCGGGAGTAGATGCACCTATAGGCTCATCCTATAGACAAACTGATGGTACTGTTTACGCTAAAACAGGCGCTAGTCCTATGGATTGGGTAGAGGATGGTTTAGGTTCCTCCGTCTTTACACAGACTGCTAGTTTTGGAAAAAGCGGTAATGCGGTAGCAAACTCTTTTTTAGACAGGGCAGGCAGTGTACCGTCAAATATATCAGGCATCCCTATCATGGTAGGTACAGGTACTGTAAAATCTGTGGCTTGTGGTCAGGAGGATATTGATACCTATTCCGTAGAATATTATGAGCATGAGGGTGATTTTGTAAACCCTATTCTTTTAGGTACTCTCACTGTAACATCAGCTAGGAGCGGAAGCACAGGAGCTTTGTCTGTACCAGTAACACAGAATAAACAACTTGCTATAAAAGTATTAAATGCTGTAAAAAATGTAGGGTGTACTATAGCCATGAAAGGTTTATCTCTATGACAAAAATTTATAAAAACTCCTCTACAGATATTGTA